CCATCCACCACATCAACCGCGACACCGCCGAGCGGTACATCGTCGTGGTCACCGGCGGCGATCTCAAGGTCTACGACCACACGACCGGCGCAGAGGTGACCGTCAACTTCCCGACCGGCAAGGGCTATCTGACCAGCGCCGATGCGGCCAAGGATTTCAGCCTCGTCACTGTGGCGGACTACACCTTCGTGGTGAACCGCACGATCCGCACGGCCCTCGAGCCTGCGGCGGCGGGCCTGTCCTACACCGACTACCGCTGGCTGAACCGCGCTCCTGTGACCGCGAGCGGCTTCGGCGGTGCGATCATCACGGCAGCCGCTGGGGCAGCCCTGCAGTACCAGTTCGCGTCCACCGTGGGCGATGCCTACATGGGCGAGAAGCAGCGTTTCGAGGACTTGCCCGACACCGCGGTGACCGGCCACATCTACAAGATCACCGGCACCGGCGAGAACGGCTTCTCGGCCTACTTCGTCAAGCGCGTCGGTGGGGTGTGGGAAGAGTTCCGCGACCCGCAGCTCACGCAGAACCGCATCGACAGCCGCACCATGCCCCATGCGCTGGTGCGCGAGGCCAACGGCACCTTCACTTTCGCGCCCTTCTCCTGGGCCGAGCGCCGTGTTGGGGACGCCAGCAGCAACCCGATCCCGACCTTCATCGGTCGCCCGATCCGCGACGTCTTCTTCGTGCAGAACCGGCTCGGCTTCCTGGTCGACGAGAACGTGGTGCTGTCCTGCGCCGCCGACTTCGGCAACTTCTGGCGCAACACCGTCACCACCCTGGTCGCCAGCGACACCGTCGATGTGGCGGTCACCGGCTCGCAGGTCTCGATCCTGTACCATGCCGTACCCTTCAACGACACGGTCGTCCTCTTCTCCGACCAGACCCAGTTCGTCCTGAGCTGGGGGCAGGAAGGCCTCACACCTGATAGCGTGGCCCTGACGCCCGTCACCTCGTACAGCGTGAACATCGACGCCAAGCCCGTTCAGTCGGGCCGAGACGTCTACTTCGCGGCGAACAGTGGCGGCTACACGAAGGTCTACGAGTACTACAACCGCCCCTCGACCGAAGGCTCGCTCAACGATGCGGCCAACGTCACCGGCCATGTCCCCCGCTACATCCCTGAGAACGCCCTGCGGATCGCCGCTGCGGTGTCCGACGAGGCTCTCTTCGTGGTGCCCAGCACCAGCCGCAACCGCCTGTACGTCTACAAGTACACCTGGGCGGGGGCGCAGGAGAAGGCTCAGTCCAGCTGGAGCTACTGGGAGTTCGACCCTGGCGCGGTGATCCTCTCGACCGCCTGTCTCGACGGCTTCGTCTACCTGCTCATGCAGCGGGGGGACGGGGTCTTCCTCGAGCGCATCGAGCTGTCGTCCGAGGTTCCGTCCTTTGGGCTGTCCCGCACGATGCACCTCGACCGGATGGTGCAGGTGACGGGCACGTTCGATGCGGCGAACAACCGCACGATCTTCACCCTGCCCTACGTCTACCGGCAGGCCGACCTGCGCATCGTGCAGGGTGCAGGCTCTCCGGTGCCAGAGGCGTTGCTCGATCCCTCGCAGTACGTCTTCCTGTCGTCCCTGCAGGTGGCAGTCCCTGGCAACCGCTCGGGGTATCCCTGCGTGGCCGGCCATCGGTACGTCATGCGGTACACGTTCAGCCCGCAGTTCGCCACGACCGACAGCGGGGCTATCCTCACGGGCCGCACGATCCTGCGCTCCATGACGGTTCGCTACACCCGCACCGGCTTCTTCAAGACCGAGGTCGCTCCCTACGGGAGCAGCCCCATGGTCGAAGCCGTGGTGCCCGCCAAGCTCTCCGACTTCACCGGCAAGACCCTTGGCGAGGCGAGCCTGATCCTGGGCAGCCCCGTCTACGGCACGGGCGACTACACCTTCCAAGTCTACGGCGAAGCCGAGGTGGCGAAGGTGACACTGGTGAACGACAGCCACGTAGCCTCGGCCTTCCAGTCCGCCGAGGTCGAGATCACCTACCACAACAGAGCGAGATAACATGACCGCAATCGTCCGACCGGCGGTACTGCGCGATGCCGCGTACGTCGGCCCTCGGATGCGCGACATGGATCGCCTCGAAAGCCTCATCGCCCTTGGCCTCACCGGCCAAGCGGCGGTGGAGCATTGCATCCAGCAGTCGACCCACGCGCTGGCCATCCACGACAACCGACCCAAGGAACCCTTCTGTGTCCTCGGGGTCGCCCCCCTCCTGCCCGACGCAGCCTCAGTCTGGCTGCTCGGCACCGACGAGTTCAACGAACACCGCCGAGACATCGCGCTCCTGACTGAGCCAATCCTGCGGCAGTTCCTATCGGTGTACCCCCGCCTGTTCATCCAGGTGGGCGAGTTCAACACCAAGTCCATCGCCTACCTCAAGCACTTCGGCTTCGAGCGCATGCCGCTGATGGATACCCCAGCTTCCCCCTTCATCCACCTTGTGAGGACAACCGATGTGTGATCCCATCTCAATCGGACTTGCGGTGGTGTCCACGACCCTGAGCGTGGCCGGCCAGATCAAGCAGTCCAAGGCCATGGCCCGCGCCATCAACGCACAGTCCGAGCAGCAGGCCGACGAGATCCGTGACCGTGCATCCGCCGAGATGTTCGACCGGTCTGTCGAGACCTTCGAGCGTATCGGGATGCAGCGCGTGGCCGGTGCCTCGCGTGGTCTCAACGACGCCTCTCGCAGCCTGCAGATGGCGAACGACGCCATCCTGTTCGACTACGACTTCGACAACGCCCGCACGATGCTCAACGCCGAGAACGCCCAGAAGGCCCGCCTCTCGGAAACCCGCAGCCAGCTCGCACGGGCCAGCCGCCCGACCCTCCTGGGCGCGGGCCTGCAGATCGCCACGGCAGGCGTCAAGGCCGCGCACGACGCGGGCGCATTCGAGAAAGGCAAGTAACCAATGGCACGGCCTACCGCGCAGAACCTCAACCGATCCGTGGGTGTATCCTCGGATCGCACCACGCAAGCCCCAGGCCTCGCCGTTCAGGCACCCCTCAACGTCAACGTGGGGCCGAACAACCTGCAGGCGCTCGCCGACATCCTCGGCGTGGGTGCCAGTATCGCCATCGACCGCGAACGTCAGCGCAACGCAGAGCGGGTGCAGGAAGAGACCGAGGCTCTGGCCACCAAGGCAGAGGCCGACTTCCACGGCGGTCGCTTCGATGAGGAAGAGTACCGCCGCAGCCGCACGTATCGCAAGACCCATGACACCCTCGCCGGCGCACGGCAGGGGGTGGAGGGTCGCCTCGCCATGCGCAAGGCAGTCGAGGACTTCGTAACGGCGAACCCCTACGCCGACGAAGCGGCTGTCCGTGAGCAGCTCGAGTTCGCCCGCCTGTCCGTCCTCATGGGCGAAGACGGGCAGTACAAGCCCGAGTTCCAGAACGAGCGCGTCCGCGCCATCGCTGAGAACGCCCTCATGGAAGAGGGCTACGAGTTCATCTCCAAGTGGCGGAAGCCCTACACCGACCGGATGCAGGCCAAGGGCGCATCCGAGGCTGAGGGTCTCTTCGTCGCCACCGGCCTCGCCGAGGGCACGACCACCGTCGCCAACATGAACGCCACCGCGGAGCAGCTGCGCCGCCTTGGGGTCAGCCCTGAGGAAATCAACCGGCGGCTCACCACCAGCGTGATCGCCCTGTCCCGCGAGCTGCGCAAGCCCGAGCTGATCGACCAGCTCCCCACCGCATGGACGGACGGGAGCGTCGGCCCCCGCGCTGACAGCGGGCTGCTTGCCGAGATGGATCAGCAGCAGACGATCATCACGAACCTCAAGGAAACCGAGGATCGGGAGAAGCAGTGGGGTGAACGCTATGCGTTCTCCTCGCAGGTTCAGGCGCTGATCGCCGAAGGAAAGCCCCTTCCGCCCGAGCTTCGCGCCCAGGCCCAAGCCCTGGGGTACAGCCCTGAGGCCTACGCCGAGTGGGAAGACCAGTCGCGCCGCATGGCTGCCGCCATCTTGGAAGAGCAGGAGCGCGCCGCTGAGGAAGCCGCGAAGGACGAGGTCGAGTTTGAGGAATACCTCGACGACCCCTACGGCATCCCCACCGACCAGGCCGAGAAGCGCCTCGGTGTGCAGTACAAGCTCGCAATGGAGCGGGGCGATACCAAGGCCATGGCCGAGATCCTCCGCGTAGGCTCGCAGAACGGTCACCTTCCGGCCAACCTGCGGCGCTACCTCAACAACGCCCCCGTGAACTTCAACCAGTTCGGGCAGTGGCACCAGCAGATGAAGACCATCGACCAGATGGACGACGAGCTGTACGCCTCGCTGCAGCAGGACGCCCGCATTGCCTACGAGGCCTACAACGGACTGATCGCGTCGGCACGGTTCTCCCCTGAGGAAGCCTTCCGGCGCATCCAGGCGCGAGACGCAGGGCGGGCGGGTGAGTTCATCCGAGCGCAGACCAAGTCGATCCAGCAGATGGTCGGCAAGGAAGGCTCGCTGATGCAGACCAAGGTCAAGGAGCGGATGTACGCCTTCGCGGCTCTCTCCGATCTCGACGACGCCACGGTGCTGCAGCTCACCCGAGACTCCATCGCCCGCGACTACATCACCGACAATGGTCGCCTTCTGCCGCGCCAGTACTTCCCCAACGCTGGGGCTGTGCGGCATGCGAAGGACTATTACGCCCTCGTCCAGAAGAACAAGGGGAAGATCATCGACCCCGAAGACGTCATTATCGCCCTCCCCGAGGGTACCTCCGACGTCCTCTTCTACGACCGCCGCGACCCCACTCGGGTGCAGCGTCTTCCTGCCGAACGCCTGGTGGCGATCCGCAGGGACAACGCCCGCAAGGCGCAGGAGCGGGCAGCCGCCCCGCAGCGCGCCGCCGAGCAGGCGGTGAAGCAGCGCCTCTACCCGTGGCGGAATATCCCTGGCGAGAGCGGATGGGAGAAGCGGAAGCGTGTCTCCCGCGAACTCGGCGTCCTGAACAGGGAGCGCCGCGCTCAGGGCTTGGACACCATCGCATCCACGATCTCTTGGCAGAACGCCTACGGCAGACAGTAAGGAGCAACCATGACGCAAGAACGAACCCTCGACCCCTTCGAGGAGTACGAACAGGAACAGGCCCGCAACGGCTACGTCGTCCCCGAACGACTGTCGCAGGGTTCGTTCGACCGGAACACCGAGGTCACCTTTGGGGAGGCCTTCGGTGCCGCCGTTGAGACTGGCACCACCGCCACCATCGGCAACATGTTTGAGGAGTGGCGGGCCGGTAACCGCGGCAACCGCGTCGACCCCCGCGCCTACATCAAGTCCAGCCCCAACCTGTCCATGCGCTTCGACCAGCTCCCCGAGGAATATCGGGAGAAGCTGCTCGAGGCCGAGACCGATCAAGAGATCGAAGCCGCGCTCGTCAACGCCGAGCAGAACTGGCACTACCAGCAGGTGCTGCAGAACGCTGGGGGCTTCACCTCCTTCGGCGCTCAGGTAGCTGCCGGCCTGATCGACCCGACCGAGTGGGGCATCGCGCTTTCCACCGGTGGTCTGGGTAACCTGGCAATGAAGGGCAAGACCCTCGGCACCGGCGCTCGTATGGCCCTCGCCGGCCTCGAAGGCGGTACGGCCAACGTCGCCATCACCGGCATCCTCGCGCAGCAGAACCCGACCCTGACCTGGGAGGACGCCGCTGCGGCCTTCGTAGTGGGCAGCGTTATCAGCGCACCCTTCGGGGTCAAGGGCCGTGCGGACTCGCAGAGGACTGCGGATGCCATGGGCAAGTACGCCCGCGAGGTCGTCCTCAAGGACTTGCCGCAGACCTTCGACCGCCGCACCTACATGCGCAAGAACCGCGCCGCTGAGAGCAGCGGGCGGGACACCGCAGCGGCCACCACCTCGAGCGCCTACGGGCGCTACCAGTTCCTCAAGGACACCTGGGTCACCTACTACAAGAAGACCTTCGGCAAGACCGGAGAGACCCGCGAACAGATCCTGGCCAAGCGCGCCGATGGCGACACTCAGGATCGGGTGATGGAGACCTTCACCCGCGAGAACGAGTTCCGCCTCAAGCAGAACGGCATCGCGGTGAATGACACCACCCTGTACCTCATGCACTTCCTCGGCGAGGGAGACGCCCTCAAGGTACTCAAGGCCCGCGCCAATGAGCCAGCCGCTAAGTACGTCCGCAAGGCCAGCCGTGACGCCAACGCAACGGTGTTCACCAAGGGGCTGACCGTTCAGGGACTGATCGACTGGGCAGCCCGCAAGATGAAGGCTGGGTCGGTCGCTCCGACCGGCACCGGCACCAGCGGGGCTTCGACCCTGGCCGATGCCGCTGACGATGTCAGCCAGTCCGTTTCCGCCTCGTTCGCCCGCGAAGAGGCCCGCCTTGCCGACGACGCCGACGAAGCTCTCGATGACTTCAACAACCTCGGCAGCTTCAACGAGATCAGGCAGAGCGTGGGCGCTGCGGCCAAGGGCGTGGACGACGTCGAGTACTTCGGGTCGGCCATCACCATCCCTGGCTCCTACGCCCGCTACCTGGGCAAGCGCGTCCCTGCCGAGATCAGGCAGACGTTCGGCTCGCTGATGAACAGCCTGAGCCGCAAGGACAACAACACCCGCGAGATCGCCGCCGAGGTGACCGCCCGCCGGTTCCACGATGGGATGCTCGCCAAGGCCTACAAGGACTACAACCCGCACTTCCGCGAATGGGCCAAGGCCAACGGCTACGGCATCATCCGGCAGGAGCTGACCTCCGAGCCTCAGCAGCAGTTCATGCGCGAGGTGACCCGAGCGATGCGCGGTGCCACCGACGTCTCGCCCCAGGCTCAGGCCGCAGGGGCAGCCCTTGCGAAGGGCTACAAGGACGCCCTGATGGAAGCCAAGCGCGCCCGTCTCCCTGGCTTCGAGGACATCAACCCGAACGCCAACTACGTCCCCCGCCTCATCAACGACCGCAAGCTCATGCAGGTCTTCCGTGAGGTGGACATGGACGGCGTGAAGCTCATCATCCGGAACGCCCTGATGGGTGCCGGCATGGAGGAAGACCTCGCCAACCGCGTGGCCCGTGCCTACGCCGAGGGATCGGTCGACCGCGCCATCAGCCCGCAGCGGCGTGGCGGGAGCATGCGGGGCATCGCGGACGACGACATCGAGCGTCTCCGCTACTACCTGCCCGACAGCGACGACTCCCTGGTCGACGAGGTGATCGCCTCGCTCAAGAGCTTCCGCGAGCGGCGCAACCCTGATGGGGGCCGCATCGACCGCGCCAAGTTCCGTCTCGAGATGGACGAGCTGTCCGAGACCGTAATCAACGGCAAGACCTACCGCATCACCGACCTCTTCGAGGACGATGCGTGGCAGCTGTACGAGCGGTACACCCGCACCCTCAGTGGCTGGATCGGCCTCGCCGAACGCGCCAACGTCCGCTCGGATGCCGAGTGGGATCAGCTGGTGAAGGGTCTCAAGGAGCGCAACGCGGGTGACCCGAAGATCACAGAGTACCTGACCCGCCTCGAAGAGGTGAAGGAGCTGACCCTCGGGCGCTCCATCGTCAACGAGAACGGCACCCTGCGGCGCTCTGCCCAGCTGGTGCGCAAGCTCAACTTCGCGGCGACCATGGGTCAGGCCGGTATGGCGAGCTTCGCCGAACTCGGCAACGTGGTCGCCTACGGCGGCATGAAGAACATGATGATGCACCTGCCGCTGTTCCGCAACTTCTGGTCTCAGGCCAGGGCGGGGCAGCTGGACAAGGGCTTGGTCGACGAGCTGAACAACATCGGGATCGGCATGAAGCTGCGCCTTGGGCGCGGTCGGGCCGGTGTCGACGAGTTCGGCGACCCCATCGAGAACCACCTGTTCGACACTGCGGATCGCATCCTCGATCCCTTCTCGCGGGCGGTCAGCCATGTCGGCCTGCTCGGGCCGATGAACGACTTCCTGCAGATGCTCGCAGCTCGCAGCTTCGTCCAGAAGATCGGCGGCGCGAAGGGTCTGGACAGCTTCACCCCTGGGGAGTTGCTGCGTCTCCGTGACGCGGGCTTCCACGACGGCGTCCTCGAGCGCGCCATTGCGTCCATCAAGGAGCATGGCACCTTCGACGGCAAGCGGGTGGTCGGCCTGGGCATCGACAAGTGGGATCGGGACATCGCTCTCGACTTCAAGGATGCCATCGCCAACATGACCTACCGCGCCGTGCAGGAGAACGACATCGGCTCTTCGGCATGGTGGATGCACACCGGCCTGGGCCGGATGCTCACGCAGTTCCGGTCGTTCGTCTTCAACGCGCTCATCAAGCAGTCGGTCTACTCGGCTCGCTTCGCGTTCTCCGAGGGTCGACCGGACGGACAGGTCTTCGCGGCGTTCGCCCTGACCATGTTCTTCGGCGGCATCTCCTACGTTGGCCGGAACTACATGAACTCCTTCGGGAGGGACGACCAGGAGGAGTACCTCGAGAAGCGCATCGGCTCGCTCGATGCCGTGGCTCGCGGGGCTTTCAATGCCACCGGCTACGCCTCGATCCTTCCTGGTGCCATCGACACCGCGATCTACGCCACGGGTAACCTCGGCGGCGCGGTGGAAGGGCCGCTCTTCGCGCAGGGCCGCACGACCGGTCTCGGCTCGGACTTCATCAACGGCAACCCGACGTACCGCCTGTACAGGGCAGCTGAGGGTACCGTCCGCGCTGGGTTCATGGTTCCGCAGGAGGAGTACGACTTCTCCCAGGACGACCTGCGCCGGCTCCAGTCGCTGACCCCCATGGGCAACGTGACGGGCATCCGCAACGTCTTCGCTCTGATGGCGCAAGACCTCCCCGAAAACAGCCAAGAGGATGAATACTGGCAGTGAGCCTCTCCTACGTTCGATACGTAGCTGACGGCACCACCGATGAGTTCGATGTCCCCTTCGACTTCGTCAACCGGACGCATGTCGTGGTGACCATCGACGGCAATCCCCCCGTCCTGCCTATCCGGTGGGCGGGGGAACGCCGCATCAAGATCGCAGATCGCTTGGCCCTCGGCTCCACCGTTGAGCTGCGCCGCGAGACGCCCGTCAGCTCACGCCTGGTCGATTTCCAGAACGGCTCCGTCCTCACCGAGGAAGAGCTGGACACTGCCATCGACCAGCTTTTCTTTCTGCATCAAGAACTTCGAGACCTCTGCTCCGACGCAGTCGGAGGTGGTCTCACCCGCGTCGTCGACGACGGAGCCGCAGCGATCCAGCGGATCGTAGAGCGGGTGATCGCCGACGAGACCGTCCTCGAGATCAACAACGCGCTCGCCGACATCGCCAACCAAGGCGCGGCGCTCGCTGACCTGGCCCTCGATCAGTCCGCCCTGGATCGGGCGTTCTCCGATAGCCAGACCCTGCTCAACACGGTGGACACCCGCGTGTCCGACCTGAGGGCAGACCATGATGCCCTCGTCAGTACCGTCGACTCCCTGCTCGGCGGCGACCCTGGTACCGGCATCGCCACCCTCATTCAGAACGAGAGCAGCGCCCGCATCGCCGGCGACACCGCGCTCGCCAGCACCATCGCCCTGATCGGCGCTCGCAGCGGTGACAACCTCTCGTTCATCATCAACACCAACACCGTCAGGGTGTCCCCTTCGGAGACCTTGGCGACCCGCCTCACGACGCTCTCAGCGACCGACGCGAACAACGCGGCGGCAGTGATTAACGAGCGCAACGCCCGCATCGCCGGTGACGAAGTGCTGGCCCAAGAGATCGACCTGGTGGACACCCGCGTGGGCAACGCCGAGGCCTCGATCCTGACCGAGCGCACCGCCCGCATCAACGGCGACAGCGCGCTGACCACCAGCCTCAACGCCCTGACCTCCCGCGTGGGGTCGGCTGAGAGCGCCATCGCCAGCGAAAGCACCACCCGTGCGAACGCGGACAGCGCCCTCACCACCCAGCTGAACACCCTGACGGCTCGCGTCGGGACAGCCGAGGCGGCGATCACCAACGAGAGTACCGCCCGTGCCAACGCCGATGGCGTCTTCGCGGCGAGCCTCGCGCTTATCGGTGCCCGCACCGGCGACAACTCGGCGTGGCAGCTCAACCTCAACACCGTGCGGGTCAGCCCCACGGAGACCCTGGCCACCCGCCTGACCACCCTCGCGGCTGCCGATGCGAACAACGCAGCGGCCATCGCCACCGAGCAGACCGCCCGAACGACCGCGATCAGCGCCCTGTCTCAGTCGATCTCGACCCTGACCACCCGCGTCAACGGGAACGAGGCGACGATCACGACGCTGCAGCAGTCGGTCAACGGGGTCGCCGCTCGCTACGGTGTGGCTCTCAACGTCAACGGCCACATCACCGGCTTCGTCCAGAACAACGACGGCACGACCGGCAGCTTCGACATCCTCGCCGACCGCTTCCGCGTGGTCGTGCCCAACGTCGGGCCGCGCCCTGTCTTCGACATCAACGGGACGCAGATCACCATGAACGGCAACGTCGCCATCAATGGCTCGCTGCTGGTCAATGGTACCGTCACCACCCCCTCCATGCAGCAGAACTCAGTGTCCACTTCGGCCTACTGGCAGACTGCCTTTGGCGGGGCGATGATTAACTTCCCGCAGAATACCTGGGTCGACTTTAGCACGGCCACGGGTGGTGGTTCTGGCGGCGGCGGTGGCGGTTCTGGCGGCGGCGGTGGCGGCGGATTCCCTGGAGTTGAGCTACAGTAATCATGTCCAACACAGCAGCAGTCTCGATCCCCTGTTCTGCAGGGGGTCGCACCATCATCACTTGGAACGTCTGCGCGGTGCGCAGCGGTGGTGACAACGACCGGTCAGCTTGGCGCATCGTCAGGCGTCGACAGGGCTTCGCCGACCACATCCTCCCAGGCACCCCCGAGCTTACCATGACACCCAGCAACGACCTTAGGAGCTGGACATGGATCGACGACAGCATCCCATCGGACGGCACCTACACCTACGTCCTGCAGGTTCGCCGGATCGCCGGCTCGGGGACGGTCAATGAGATGCTCCTCAACGCCTACCACATTCGGAGATAGCAATGGAACAGATCGCAGCCGAGGAACTCAAGCTCCTCGCCCGTAAGGCCCAGCTCCTCGAAGAGCTGAAGACCATCGACACCGGCCTCGCCCAGCTCCGCGCCTTCGCGCAGGGCTTCGCTGCGGCCACCCCCAAGGAAGAACCCAAGCCCACCGAGGAGTAATCCATGACGGGCGTTACCAACACGGAGCTGGCCCTCGCTATCCAGCAGGTGATCGCTCGGGTCGACGCCCGCGAGGATGAACTCAAGGACTGGCAGAGCGGCCCCTTTGATGGCGGGCCGTTCGGCGACGGGCGCTACCAGATCACCAACATCATGGGCGAGGTCGGCTACTTCAAGTCGCCCGCCCGCCTCGCCTACGAGGTCGGTCTCCTGACCACCGCGGCAGACGGGGCGCTCGCCCAAGTCCTCGCCACTCAGGACGCCATTGAGGCAGCCGCTTCGACCGTCGATACGCGGGCCACCGCTGCCACCAGCGCGGCGACCGTGGCGACCACCAAGGCGTCCGAGGCGGACACCTTCCGGCAGCAGGCAGCGAACTCCGAGGCCAACGCCCTCGTCCACCGCAACGCTGCCCAGACGGCTGCCTCATCGGCGGCTACCGACCGAGGCCTCGCGGTCTCCGCTCGGGATGCAGCGCAGCTGGCCCAGGCAGGCGCGCAGTCGGCCCGCACTGAGGCCCAGACCTTCCGCAATGAAGCTCAGACCGCCCGCGACCAAGCCCAGGCATTCGCCGCCTCGATTAACCCTGCGACCCTCGCCACCAAGGCAGAGCTGCAGGCCGAGCTGAATGCCCTGGTCGGGGCTGCGCCTGGAACCCTGAATACTCTCAATGAGTTGGCAGCAGCTCTTGGGAACAACCCTAACTTCGCAGCGACTGTCACTGCACAGATCGCGGGTAAGGCGAACACCGTCCACACCCATGTGATCGGTGACATCACCGGCCTGCAGACCGCGCTCGACGGCAAGGCCGCGCTCTCCCACACCCACACCATCTCCCAGGTGACCGGTCTGCAGACTGCCCTCGACGGGAAGTCGAACGTCGGGCACGGTCATGTGATCGCCGATGTGTCCGGTCTGCAGGGTGCGCTCGACGCGAAGCAGAACAGCCTCGGCTTCACCCCCGTCCAACAGGGCGGCGGGCCGAGCCAGGGCAACAACAAGCTGCGGATCGGGTGGGCGGCGGACGGCTCGGGACTGCGGCTGCAGGTCGACAGCACCGACTTCGGCAAGGTCTGGCCCATCGACATCAACGGCACCGCCGCTGCGGTCGCCTGGTCGGGCATCACCGGTCGCCCCTCAACCTTCACCCCCTCGGCTCACTCCCACTCGATCTCCGATGTGACGGGCCTGCAGTCGATGCTCGACAACCGCATGCTGCGTGGGGTGGATCAGTGGCTCACCTCGACCGATGGTCGGAGCCGGTTCTTCTTTGCGAACAATGGTCGCTCGTTCTTCGGATCGCCCAACGGCTACGAGTTCCGCAACGCCTCCGATCAGAACATCATGGAAGTCTGGAACGGCGGCGAGGTGTTCTTCAAGGGGAACGGTCTCTGGCTAGAAGGCCCGTCTCCCACCATGTGGTGGCGGGACTCCAACCACCGAGCGTTCGGCATCCATGTCAATGACGACCTCGCGTACTTCATGCGTGGGGGCACGAACGACCCCAACTGGTCTGCCCTGTCCAACGGTCAGTGGCCGATGGTACTCAACCTCAACAACGGGGACGTCACCTTCGGGCGCAACATCGGGGTCACTGAGAACATCTTCGCGCCCTCCGTGTGGCTGGGTGATGATGCAGTACTCGGTGACGTCAACATGTCGAACACCGTCTGCATCAGAGGACAGCAGAACGGAGACCGCGGTTACATCCAGTTCGGTATCCCAGGTGCATCCAGTCAACTCGGCGCTGTCGCCGGCGGCGCGCTGACCTACAATGGGAACACCGTGTGGCATTCTGGGAACTTCGACCCGAACAGCCGAGTGGCCCTGTCGAGTTACACCGGAAGCAACCAGTCGCTGACCGCGAACGGGTACCAGCGCCTGCCTGGGGGTCTGATCCTCCAGTGGGGATCGGTCTTCATCGCCGGTAACGGCTCGGCGACCGTGACGTACCCCATCTCCTTCCCCAACGCCGCCTTCATCGTGATGGCAGACGGGGGCGAGACCGTGACCAACCGCCAGGACAACGGCCCTGCCGTGACGTCCTTCAACAACTTCAACGCGAGCATCACCAACGGCATCGACGTCGGTATCTCCACCCGCTGGTTCGCCATCGGGTGGTGATCCACCAGCCGCAACCCGAGTACCCCCCGTGGATCTTTCCGCCATCAAAGACCGCCTCATCGAGGCGGTTGCAGCTGCTGCCCTCCTTGGGGGCGGCGCGCAGATCATCACCAACACCGTAGACAACGCCAAGCAGGACACGCGCATCGAGCGGGTCGAGAAGGTCGACGAGCGTCTTGAGCAGATGCAGGACGACCTGACCGTAACCCGTGAAGCCGTCGTGCGCCTCGAGGCCAAGATGGAGAATACCCCATGAGCCAGGTTCGCTTTGTCGAAAGCGACCCCACCGTCGTGCAGGTCGGATCGACCAGCAAGAAGTTCGCTGACAACTTCGCTGGCGTAGCCGCCGCTGCCGGCCAGCCGAGCATCGACGCCCTGATCGCCCGAGGCTGGAACGTCGTCCGAAATACCGGCGTCACCGTCACTCTCAACAACGGCTCGCTTGTCCTCGGTCTCGGGACGGCGAACGGTAACGAGTTCCTGATGGTCGGCCCCTCGGTGCAGACCATCCCCGCCAACATCACGGCCACCCTGCTGCTGTCCCAGCGCATTGCCAACAACGAGATCCGCTTCGGCTACGTGGCGGTCAACCCCTCGACCGGCCAGCCGGTGGCCCACGCCTCGATCCCTGGGTCGTTCGCCAACTACACCGCTGCTCTGTTCAACGGCACCACGGCGACCACCGCCATTCTGGAAGCCCTGGGCGACAACCTCGCTGCGCCCCGAACGTCGTCCGCTTTCAGCTCGGCCACCACTGCATCGGCGGCTGACTTCTCGCTCGAGGCCCGTAACGAAGACGTTACGCTGGTTTCCGCGGCGGCGGACACCAACGCGGCCCGCGCTACCGGCTCGGCCCGTCTGTCGTCGTCCGTGCCCAACGTGCAGTTTACCTACGCCCCGTTCATCTGGGTGCGCAACACGGCTGCCGCTGCGTCGAACACCAACGTCACCTTCCAGCGCATCGTTGCCCTGGACATTCAGGAGCTGCAGGCCGAAGTCGGCGGCGGGCGTGGTAACCAGACCCCGTCGCAGTCGATCCCTGTATTCCTCGCAGGCTCTGGCTCTACGCAGCTCTCGGTCAACGTGACCGGTGCGATCTCCGCGGCCACTGCAAACGGCCTCACCCCGCATAAGCTCATCTCGGCAGCGACCACCAACCTGACGAGCGTGAAGACTTCGCAGGGCCGCATCGGAGGTGGCATCATCACGAACGCCTCGGCGGCGTGGCGGTACATCAAGTTCTTCAACAAGAACTCCGCTCCGGTGATCCCGACCGACATCCCCGTCCTGACCGTTGGCATCCCCCCGAACGGCCAGCTGAACCTCGGCAGCGTGTTCGATCTGTTCGGTCTGCACTTCGCCGCCGGTATCGCCTACGCGATCACTGCCGGCCCGACCGACGCGGACAACGTCGCGGTCGGTGCGAACGAGGTCGTGGTCGCCCTGCTCTTCGCATAAGGAACACATGGCACTCTGGCAAATCACCAAGGAGGGCGTCCCCACGGGCGTCCTCTTTGACGACCGGCAGGTCGCCCAGCCTGGCGATCCTGAGTTCACGGTCGCTCTCGCATCCGCTGAGGCCCAGCGCCTCAAGGCCGACGGCGTGAACTACGTCGGCCCCTCGCCCGACCTGGTGGGCACCGATGAGTAAGGCCACCGAGCAGCAGCTCGGCGCACTCCACGGGCTGCTCGCTACGTCGTTCGCCTCGGAGATCAAGGCCTACGTTGATCGCGGTGAGCCGATCCCTGCGTCCGTCCTTGCGGCAGCCGCACGGTTCCTCAAGGACAACGGCATCGACGCCCCCGCTCGGAACAACAAGGAGCTGGATCTTCTGGCCACCGAGCTGGAAGACCTCGACTTCGACGACACGAACGTGGTCGCACTTACCCCCCGCTAGAATGGCTCAGGATTGACGGAAGGCTACCTCCGCAGGGTGAATACCTGTGGGCAGTCTTTCGTCAATCCTAGGCCGGTTTCCGGCCAGCCTAAGGGGTATTCTGATGGGAGACCTCCCTGACAACTGAACAACCGACCGGCAAGAAGTCGTCGCAGCAGATGATGCGCGAGGACTTCCGCCGCTTCCTCTGGTACGTGTGGATCAAGGTTCTCCTGCTCCCCGTGCCGACGAGGCTGCAGTACGACATCGCCCACTACCTGGCGACCGGCCCCCGCCGTCGAATGATCCAGGCTTTCCGCGGTGTCGGGAAATCCTACATCACCGCCGCCTACATCGTCTGGCGGCTCTGGCTGA